GCAGGAACAACAGTAGATGTGCTAGATCTTTTTATTTTTATAATAACTGGTGCTGCTGTCGTAGTCGTTGTAGTAGGCGAAGCAGTTGTTGTAGTGGTTGTAGTGGTAGGTGTTTCGCATTCTCCAGCAACTACTGTCGGGGCAGGATCAACACCACCCCATCTTGACCAACTAGAAGTCAAAGAAGCTGCCGTATATTTTACATTTGATGGGAATGAAGAGCCTTGTGTTATCGTGTAATCACCCCGAACTGGCGTGTAACCCATTCTTATATTATCATCTCCAACCTTTTCCCATCTCCCTGATCCTGTATGCGGAGATCTAGCTCCAGACACATAAGTATAAGTTCCGTTAACAATTGTTAGTCCTGCACCAGACACACAATAAGGATCAATTAGCGGTGCTGTTGTAGTAGTGGTTGTTGTAGGCGAAGCAGTAGTCGTTGTGGTAGTATCTGCAACAACATATAAATAATTAAATGTAACTCGATCTAAACCAAAATTGCCATCCCCATCTTTTGAAAAATCAATGGTGATTATATCACCAACAATAACGGAAGATGTGCTTTCTGCAACAGAAACACCATCAACACTTGCTAAAGTATTTGTTGTTCCAGAGCTAGTTTTACGGATATAACCAAAGTCAAAACCGCCTTCACTAGATGCAGTAATTTTATAATAAAAAGTTCCAGCAGTATTTACTGTAAATCGCAAGGTATGAGTTGTACTATCTCCTAATCCCGAAACATACCCTGTTGTTGGATCTACACTTGTTCCTGTGCCACTATAAGAAAGTGCTGCTGCATTATTAGTATCTAAGAAAGTTAAATTTGGCATTTCAGAAACTACCTCCGTCTATTGTAGATATAGTTGCTGAAGACCCTTGATATCCTTGATATCCTTGATTTCCAACACCTTGATATCCTTGATAACCCTGACTTCCTGTTCCAGTTGTACCTTGAGAACCTTGGTTTCCAGTGGTTCCAACAACGCCTTGATTACCTTGTGATCCTTGATTACCTGTGGTTCCAACTGTGCCTTGCAATCCTTGTAAGCCTTGTGATCCTGTGGTTCCAACGACCCCTTGATTACCTTGGTTTCCCTGTGAACCTGTGGTTCCAACTGTTCCTTGATTGCCTTGCGAACCTTGATTGCCTGTGGTTCCAACGACTCCTTGGAAACCTTGTGAGCCTTGATTTCCTGTTGTGCCTACGACACCTTGGTTTCCCTGTGAACCTGTGGTTCCTACGACACCCTGATAACCTTGCGAACCTTGATTACCTGTGGTTCCAACGACTCCTTGGTTGCCCTGTGAACCTGTGGTTCCAACAACGCCTTGGTAACCTTGAAATCCTTGTTGTCCTAAAATACCTTGATTCCCTTGATTTCCTTGTACTCCCTGATAACCTTGAACACCTTGTCTTCCTTGAAATCCTTGATCGCCTTGATTTCCCTGATCTCCCTTAAGACCTTGCAAGCCTTGATGACCTTGATATCCTTGATTTCCTTGTTGTCCTTGCAATCCCTGATTTCCTTGTGGTCCAACTTGTGTGTACATCACTTGCATTACAGTTGCAATCACTGATGGTATTTCTGGTCGAATAGGAGAAGAAGTAGCAGCTTGTGCAAATAAACGAACATGTGTATCTGTTGTAGACCACATTAATTCAAAATAATCACCAGCATTTGCTGATAACATAAAATTCCAAGAAGGAACAACTTTTGCAGAATTTGCATCTCCAGTTATTGTGACTTCAGTATTACTATCATTTACATCTACATTATTTTTTCTAAGCCAAATATTTACTTGATCAGTACCCTTATTAGATCTATCTAATTGTGCGGAAAATTGAATGTTGTATATACCAGCATTACCAATTGTAATTCTGCTATTAGAAACAATAGTTATGCCATTATTTGATGGATCAGAACTATTGAATGTCATTGCATAAGCAGTATCAATTGTAGATGTAGTTTGAGTTGTAGTATCGTAAAAAGAACCCCAATAACCTAAAGCACCACCAGCACCAGTAACACCCTGATAACCCTGCGGTCCAATACCACCAACTTGTGTAAAGGTTATATTATCAGTTCCAATGCGAATACTTCCATCTACATTAGAACCAACACTGTTTTGCAAAGAAGAAGTATTATTATTTACTGTTCCAGCTACTATAAATAGATAATCGCCATACTCAACTTGAGCAGCTTCATGATTGTCAAAGTCTGTTGCTCTAGTTAATTTATAAACAGCAGATGATCCACCAGTGGCGGTAACTGTATAAATACCATTTTGTCTTGCATCAGATTGATTTTTAACTAATATTCTATCGTTAACGGCCACAGCAACACTATCAACAGATAAAGCTCCATTTGTAGTTGCTTGAATATAAGCACCAACACCAGTACCATTAGATGCATCTGCACTTCCAGCAGTGTAAGTAGGGGAATTATTAAGGGCGGTGGTTGTTGCTAAACGAGCAGATGTGTGAGCATTTTCTGTGTTCTTTGGTCCTTGAACACCTTGCTCGCCTTGATGTCCTTGGTAACCTTGTTCGCCCTGCCAACCTTGATATCCTTGTTCACCCTGTTCTCCTTGATATCCTTGAAAACCTTGCAATCCTTGATATCCTTGTTCTCCTTGAAATCCTTGCTCGCCTTGAAATCCTTGTTGTCCTTGAAATCCTTGATAACCTTGATCACCTTGAATACCTTGTGATCCTTGATCACCTTGATCGCCTTGATTACCTTGAAAACCTTGGTCGCCCTGATTACCCTGTGAACCTTGTTCGCCTTGGTCACCTTTCTGAGCAATCAATGTCCAGAATCCTGGAGAAGGAATATCTCCAACATTACCACCATTAGCACCAACACGATACCAAGTTTCACCTGAGTAAGTTGCTACATCACCTATGGAGTATGATGCACCACCGCTATAAGCACCTGTGAAATTCCATAATGCATCTGATCCTTGATTGCCTTGAAATCCTTGGTTTCCTTGCGAGCCTTGATCACCCTGACCACCTTGATTTCCCTGATTGCCTTGATAACCTTGGTTGCCTTGATTTCCTTGATCTCCTTGATTTCCTTGAAAGCCTTGTTCACCTTGTAATCCCTGATCTCCCTGATTTCCTTGTGACCCTTGATCACCTTGGAAACCCTGTTCACCTTGAAATCCTTGTTCTCCTTGATCACCTTGATTTCCTTGGTTGCCCTGAGATCCTTTAGCTGCAATTAAATCCCAAAACCCGCTTCCATCATAAGGATAACTGGAAGCAACAGAAAATGTAGCACTAGTTAAATTTATGTTACCAGCAAATGTGCCACCAAAAGGATCAGAAAAAAATTGTTCCCATCCAGAAAGCGGAACTACTGCTGGATTAGATGTAGGATTGTATAAATAACTATGTTTATTGTCTGATAAATAATTAAGTGTCCAAAAAGGATATGGCACATCTCCAACATAACTAGAAACATTATTAGGGCCAAGAACATAAACAGTTCCATTAACTTCGCCAGCATTAGTTGCTAATTTATAATAGTTACTAAAACCATTTGTACTAGCACCCATATATCCAACTGGAGATGATGTCTTGACATAATATCCATTCAGATCAGAAGCTTGAGAAATTCCATAGCCATTATAAAGTGAACCGCCTGTGATACCAGAAACAATTAAGGAATCGAGCGATGCTGTTTGTTTGCAATAAAAGGTTTGTCCATCATAAACAACGACATCTCCAATATTATAAACAAGAGAAGAATTATAATTTCCTCTATAATTAATTCCTATGTTTCCTTGATTTCCTTGCCATCCTTGATCGCCTTGTGATCCTTGATCACCTTGAAAACCTTGATCTCCTTGATTGCCCTGTTCTCCTTGTTCGCCTTGAAATCCTTGATAACCCTGTTCACCTTGAAAGCCTTGATTTCCTTGATCGCCTTGATTACCTTGAAATCCTTGATCACCTTGTTCCCCTTGATTTCCTTGGGAACCTTGGTTGCCCTGTGATCCTTGGTCACCTTGTGAACCTTGTTCTCCCTGATTTCCCTGATCACCTTGATTTCCTTGGGAACCTTGTAATCCTTGTTCTCCAATTTTTCCCGCAAGACAAATTGAAAGCGTGTTATATGTTTTAAATCCTGGGCTTAAAGAATGTGTAACGACTGCAACTATATCCCCTGTTGTGGGGTTATAAGAAGTTATTCTCATGTACTGTATAATATTATCAGTGGGTGCGTATACAGACAGTATTTGTCCAGCAGCAAATGCCAATCCTGTTGCTATAGGGCTTTGATAGTAATTTTCACCTACTGCTTGAAAATAATATTCGCCTGTGTTTTGCGTAGTGCAAATTAAAGGTGTTGTGCCTTGATTTCCTTGGTCACCCTGATTGCCTTGCGATCCTTGATCGCCTTGATCACCTTGCGATCCTTGTTCTCCTTGACTTCCTTGTAATCCTTGGTCACCTTGGGAACCTTGATCTCCTTGATTTCCTTGTAAGCCTTGATTGCCTTGGTTACCTTGCGATCCTTGTGAACCAACAAGTCCAATAGACAGAGTAACAAAATCTTCGTTATTTATTACTCCGTATGTACTAACTAGTGCCACATTAAATATTACATAACTTCCATCTTCAGTGTCGTTTGTTGAAGTACCATCTACACAAGAAGTTATTTGATAAGTAACATATGTTGAAGGATTGGCTTGATCTGTTAAAGTTAAATAACCACTCTGAATACTTAAGAATAAATCATGTAAAGTAGTATTTATTCCATATGGATTATCATCTACTTTAACTTGAGTGGCCGAAGTAAAAGGATCAGCATTAAAACTTATATAATCATTAGTTGGATCAAGATCTGTAAGAGTTGTTGTGTTTACCTTGTATGTCCAAGACAATGCACCAATTCCACGATCACCTTGAAATCCCTGTTCGCCCTGATTACCTTGCGATCCTTGATCGCCCTGAGAACCCTGTTCCCCTTGGTTTCCTTGAAATCCTTGATCTCCTTGAAATCCATGATAGCCTTGATTGCCTTGATTGCCAGTATCTCCCTTATCTCCAGTTCTTGCAAAAGTTAAAAGAACTTCATCATTATTTGAAAATGTTCCACTTCCAGATAGATAAGAAATAATAATGTCAAAAAAACTTGGTTCTTCTTCTGTTGCAGAACTAATTGCATAAAGAGCAAATACTGTAGAATCATTTTTCTTAGATAATTTAAAGTGCCCCTTCATCGTGCTTGTTGATGCAGAAATAGTATTTAAATATAAAGAAAGATCAATGGTTGAGTTGTTTGGATTATCATCAATAATGACATGTGTAGCTGATGGAAGAGAGGAATTGTTAAATCTTATATAGTTATCGCCTGGATCGTTTATCGTATAATTAAGAGTATCTATAAGGTATTCAACTGTGACACCGCCAAAGTTTCCATTTAAACCTTGTGATCCTTGATCTCCTTGATTTCCTTGGAGTCCTTGTTCACCTTGAAATCCTTGATAACCCTGATTTCCTTGATAACCTTGAAATCCTTGTTGTCCTTGATCACCTTGATTGCCCTGATAGCCTTGTTCTCCTTGTTCGCCTTGGTAACCCTGATTGCCTTGGTCACCCTGATTGCCTTGTTCTCCTTGATCACCTTGATCACCTTGATCTCCTTTTGCAGAAATCAATGTCCATAAAAAAGTTCCTTCTATGGGGGCATCACCAACATTACCACCATTAGAATTTACACGATACCAAGTTTGCCCTAAATAGGTTGCTATATCACCTACGGCATATGCTGCACCGCCATTATAAGCACCTGTGAAGTTCCATAATGCATCTATTCCAGCTACGCCTTCAATTCCTTGAAAGCCAGTTATGCCTTGTAATCCTTGTTCTCCTTGAAATCCTTGTCTTCCTTGAAAACCTTGATCTCCTTGGTGACCTTGAAATCCTTGTCTTCCTTGAAATCCTTGATCTCCTTGCCAACCCTGATCACCTTGATGGCCTTGAAACCCTTGTCTTCCTTGGAATCCTTGATTGCCTTGATTACCTTGATTACCTTGATTGCCTTGAATGCCTTGAATGCCTTGATAACCTTGTAAACCTTGTAAACCTTGATTTCCAATTGTTCCTTGAAATCCTTGATTGCCTTGATTACCTTGTAACCCTTGATTTCCAATTGTTCCTTGAAAGCCTTGCAATCCAATTAGACCTTGATCACCCTGACTTCCTGCTCCAGTTAAACCTTGAAAACCAGTTATGCCTTGAAATCCTTGGTTTCCTTGTGAACCCTGATTACCCTGCGATCCTTGATACCCAGTAATATCTGCTGTAATAAAATTTTCGCCATCAAAAAAAACGGCTTCTCCAGAGGTTGGTACTCCAGAAAAGTCGTCTTGGTCTTGTATTCTTGTTATGTTTCTTTGGAAGTGCATGTTTTATTTTCTCCAAAGATAAATACACCATATATTAAGTAATCGCTGGCCACTTTTTAATAGGACAATCTTGACCAGCCCAACTAGCTTTTACCTTTAAATTACAACCACACTTCGTACATGTCCAATTAGGACTAGACTTATTTACTTCGGGGCATGTATCACAAATATCTAATCGTATTTTTACTTTATCTTCTGTTAGGGTTGGCATTCCAGTAGCGACATGTTTAGTTAATGCTACTGCAAAATTAGCTGCTTTTTCAAAAATTGTTGGTTCTTTAGCCATGATATTCTCCTTTAGTGTTTCAAATCCTTTGAGTAATATAACAAAAAAAACAGTCCTCGTAAAGAGGACTGCTTTATTTTATTTAATATTTTAACACTATACTGCACCAAGAAGAACCCTTCGGTTATCAAGTACAGCAAAGCCGTGTTCACCAAAACCATACATGCCCATCCTGCGTTGACGATGGAAAGTAGGATCTTCGTAAACTTCGATTTCTTGACGAACAGGATGAACAAAGCTGTCTTGTTTATCAAGGTCTAAGCCGATAACAATTTCAACTTTGCTGCCTGGCATAGATGCACCAAGAGGTCCAGTATAATACTTCTGGAATTCTTGACCAACGCCAATTTCATCAAGATCGTGAAGGTTAACGCCAAATACCCTTGGAAGTGGAGTTTCTTCTTGAACGAAGATTTCCCTTCGGGTAAAGTCATCAACTTCACCAATCTGCCATCCACGAATGTCTTCAAGACTTTCTGGACTGATATAAAGGTCAGTAAGCTTACCACGATTAATCGAGGTACTATTACCACCAGTATTTCGCCTCATGGAAGTTTTGAGAAGAGCAACTAGCCTCTTGCTAAAGTAGCCAGCAGCAGCAACATCGTCATAAATGACAAGGCCACGACCAACGCCAGCAGCAAGAATAGTTCTCCAGCCATCGCTATTCATTTTACGAACAAAGGATGCTTCAAGAACTTGCATTGCTCGACCAATGATATCCCACCTTGCATCCCTAGCATAACGCAGGGAGAAGTCGATGGAAGCACCAACTTCATAGGTAGGAACCATTACATAGTCGCCTTCTACGCTTCGCTCAGGAATTTTACCCTGTGCAGGAATCGTATAAGCAACGAAATCTTTCTCAGTACCAGGAGCAAGAAAATCCAAAGGAAATTCTACAGCGGTACCAGGAGCAAATGCTACTGTTTCAAAAATATTGCTAACGATATCTCCGTTAACAATACCCTGACGAAGAGGGAGGGTTAAAGCTTTGGCCAATTCAACTTGTGCAGCACAAGCAACTTCATAATTGTTGCTGCCTGACTTTCTCAACAAGTCTACCATTTCTGGAGTTGGTGTCTTCATGGAACTATCTCTCCTTTTTTTAAAGTTATGCAGGAAGGTTAATGTAAACTTTTGCGAAACCACTTTCATCTTTTGCAGTAGCAAAAGCCCCAACTAATGGAGTAGCAGCTACACCACCAGTAGCAGAAACCACAGTTGATAGAACGCCAGTTCCAACAAGATATGCTGGAGCACCGGGTGCTGGAGTACCAGCTACGGCATCAGTTACAACATAACCTTTGCGAAGCAATGGAGCTTTTTCGCCAACTACTTGTTCATCTTTCATAAAGTTGCGATGCTGGCGAGTTTGGTCAATGCTTACAAAGCTTGCCAAAGTCAAACCAGCTACTTTATATCCAGATGGGTTTACAACTAAAGTTGCAATTCCTGGAGTTTCGTTACCAACACCAGAAGCTTGAGTACCATAAACAAGAACAAGACCCTTGCTTACAACATCGTTGCAAACCAAAGAAATGTCAGTTTCAAGTACATTACGGTCAGATTTAAGAGCCATTAGTCTCTCCTTTTATTACTCTGTGGCCGATGTTTCTAAACCAAAATAAGACGCAATTTGCGATGCTACTTGCTTTACACCATTAGAACTTTCTGAAGTTGCAAGAGCAGCATCTGATTTAACTTCAGCAGTGTCCAAGATAGATGCAGATGCTTTAACATCTGCTGGATCTTCACTAATTTCTACATTTTCACTTGGATTTTTCTTTTTGTCTTCTTCTGGATCTTTTGCTGGTGCTGCTTCATTAACAGTTTTTCCAGATTTGTATTCAGACATTTTTTTATTAAAGTAATCAGACTGCATAGTAACTGCACTGGCAAAAGATTCATCATTAAGAGCACTTAATGCAGAAACTACCAAAGTAGCTTCATCTTTATTCATGCCAAACTTTTCAATTACCATTTCTGCACGACTGCACTGTACTTTTTCTTTTTTCATGTCGTTAAGTTCATTAACTACCATGTCAAGTTGTTTTTTCATGGCTTCAGATTCAGCCATCATTTTCTTTTTATCTTCCATATAATTAGCTTGTTCTTCGCTCATTTTTTCTTCTTTTTTAACTGCTGGATCTTCAACAGTATCTTCTTTCTTTTCTTCTTCGGGCGTTTCTTGAGGTGGAACAGCAGCAATTACTTCTTCAGTAACTTCTGCAATTTGATTCTCAATTTTTTCTTCTTCAATACTCATAATGATCTCCTTTGACTTTGTAGTCTCATCTAATTGGTACACCGAACTTGTAATAAAAGCTTCCGTTTCATCAAAAATAATACTTTCTGGATTGGCTGGCTTGCGAACAAGACCCTTTCCAGAGAAGACGATGTTCTTTAAAACTCTTCCTATTTTGATATTATTAAAGACACCATTACCGCCATATGCTCGTAAATGTTTAGTTAGAAAAGCAGTCTTTTCATTTCTAGCAATTACTTTAGCAGTAACGCCATCATCCATAGCGTAATCAAAATTATTAAATAATGCTTCCATAGAAACAAACCATTTGTTGTTTGCTATGCCAGAGATTATATCATTCATCTCTTCTTGTTTTTTTGGATCTTCCCAAAATTTATAAAGTACAGCAGAGGTCAAGATGTGAAATTTTTTAGGCAATTCATCAACACTAACTCCTTCTGCCACATCATTGCCATCTTCATCAATTACTTTAGATCCAGTAATATGGCCAATTATTTGTTTTTGATCATGCTCATAATTAAATGGCTTATCAGATGGGGTATTTCTTGCAGTCCAAACTTCTGCCTTATCAAACACATCATCATTTTTATTCCAACCAGTAGTAACTAAGATAGACTTCAAATAATGAAGATCCATCTGATTTTTGTTCTCTGCTGTTGCCCTAAGTGGCTTGTTTAATAGGAAAGGATCACAGATTTCCAATTCACATGTAGAAGAAATAGACATGCTAGAAATAATTTTTTCTTTAAGTCCGTCTTGTAATTCTGACTTAAAAATTGCAAATTCTTTCATTTCTTTTCTCCTAAATTAAAATAGTTTGTTATTTTGCTTAAAAACAAAACATTATCTATTTCTTTTTCAACATCTGCATTCTTAAATTTAAGTATGCCATCGTCTACACTAAATAATTGCAATGTAAACTTATATGAATTTTCAATGTCTTGATGCAAAAAAACTGCGTAAATATCGTCAACTTTCTTTTTGCCCATGTATACTTCTACATCAGAAGTTTCTGTGTCATATATTACTTTTATCTTTGGCATAGTATCTCCCTATTAAATACACCCAAAAATCATATATTCTTTTAATTAAAGATTTTTGTCCTTTTATAAACAATCCCACACTTTCATTTTCAACAATAAATTTATCTAAAAATTTTGGAAGTTTTTCGCTTTTGTGTTCATGAGTAAATATTAAATTAGATTGATTTCCAAGTACTGTAATATAATCTTTTTTATTATTTTTAGCAAATTCTTTATACCAATATCTTTCTAAAGTATCAATTGTATCGTATTCAACAAATGGAGGCCAAAATTTTCTAGCAGATGAAACTGCAAAGCAATTTGTTGCCCAAGCATCTGTTGTAAACCTATTATTCCAAATAAAAGTTACAGCACTAGCACCAGAAATCATCTCGTTTTCTATAACATTAAAGCCGTATTCTGTTATTTTTACATCTGCTGCTTGAACTATACAGTATGAGTCTGGATGATCTCTAAATACAGTTTCTAATCCTAGTCTTATATTGTGAGATTCAAAGAAAGATGTTGGGTGTTTTCCATTTTCGTTTGGAAAGCCTTTTCTTGTAATTAGCTTTTGAATAATATCTTTTTTAATTAAATCTTCAAATAACCAAAGCTTTCCATTTTCTGGAGAAGACCATACTACATATATATCTGGCTTAACCTTGAAAAATTTTTTATATCTTTCTATGTTTTCAATGCTGTTGCAAAATTCATGATATCTACGATATAGGGTAATCAGAATTATTGGTTTCATCTTGTTTGCCTATAAAGTAAATTGCAACAGATGACGCTTCAATTTTTCTTCTTGTTTCTGTATTTGGTTGAATGCCTTCTTTAGAAATATAATTTTTAGTAGCTATAGATAGAACTTTATTTATATCATCATGAATTTTCATGTCTGTATTAATGATTTTTGCTATGGTTTGCCTCTCCACTTTTTCCAAATAACTTAAATTACAAAGTATATGGAACTTTGTTTTTTCTAATGAATTAAAATCTTCAGAAGATAATTCTCTTATGGATTTCTTTTTTGATGAATGTAGAAATGCTGGATTAACTAAATCAGATATAGATTTTTGAGCAGCTTCTGCCCAAGACATTATCTCTACTAATTCAGCAGCAGTCCTTGGTTTTATTTCTTTTTTCTTTCTTACTTCTTGATCTTTAATTCCAACTGGCCTTCCTTGCCCTTCAATTCCAATAGGCTTGTCTTGAGATTGATTTGGATTTTGACCCATTGGAGGAACTTTTGGCGGTGCTGTTTCTTGAGAGGCTTCAACACCAAAATCTTTTGGAGTAAGCACACCCATTTGTGCCCAAAGTTTTTTAATTTCATCTAATCTTTGTGGATTATGCCAAGGTCCAGCCTTTTTAGGCATTTGATCATTTTCTCTTTTCTTGCCTTCTCTTTTTCTTCTAACTGCTTCAATTTCTGGAACAAAATTAAATCTCTCTTGAATTGCTTCTTCGCTAATAATATCCCTATCAACTAAATCAATAAGCAATCTTTTTTCTGCTGCTTCATCTTGTAATGTTTGATGATCAAAAACAATTTGAGCAGGAAGTTTAAATCCCATTGCTTTCTGAACAACTTTTATTTCAGTTTCCCAAAATCTAGTTAGTAGTTGTCTACCATAATCTAGTCTTTCAATTAATGTTCTAAGACTAATATAATTGTTTGAAAATCCTTGGCCAGTAGGCAAACCAGTTAAAGATGGTGGTATACCTAGTCCTGCAAAAATTGCATTTAAAATTGGTTTATACTTTTCTTCACCTAAGAATTTAGCTACATCAGTAGATGTTTCTTTGAAGTCTAATTCTGGACCCCATATAAGATCGATAGATCCACCACCAACATTATTCAATAACATATCTGCAAGTCTACCAATTGCGTTTTCTGTTGGTAATATTCTATGTTCTAAAGAACCCAATTTCCAAAGTCGAATATGACTAACTGCACCATCTAACGCTGCAAGATCCGCAAGCTTCATTTTCTTGAGCATTAACAAATCTTCTAAGATACAATAAATCATTGGCTTTGCCCAAACTTGCCAATCATCTCTCTTATAATAAATAGCAATTGTTTTGTCTGCTGGCAATGGAATTGATTTTCCTCCAGCAACGCTTGGATTAAATGTTGCTGTAGGAACTCCAGATAACATTTCTTTTTCTATTTCTTCTTTTGGATTTTTAAGTTTTTGAACAATTATATCTGGAATTCTAACACCATATCTAAATGAATTTGGACCAAGGAATGGTGCTAATTGTTCTCCATATACTTCAATAGTACAAGGATTATAAATTGTGTATGACCAAGGAATTTCGTTCTTAGCTACAGCTACTGGTTTTTCAACAACTAAATCTGCTGCTGAACCTTTTTGCAAATTTTCAACTTCTGAATTTTTAAGTTTTGCAGTAGATCTTTTTATAATTACATTTCCTGCACGATAAAGCATATTTAAAATACGCTCAGTTCTTTCTAAACCATTTACTTTTTTAAACCATTCACGATAAAAATCTTGAATTTTTTCATTTGGATGAACAAGCTCTATTCCCTGACAGGCAAATTCTGCCATCATATCTATTACATTACGGACAATACCAATGCGTTCATAAGCTTGCATACAAGCAAGCATGATATCTTTATCAAATAAGGGTATCTGTTCGCCTGGTCTAAAGAAATCGTAATCTCTTCGATCAAATGATTCTCTAACTGAAACATGGTTAGTGACAACATTTTGAAATGAATTTCCTGCAATAGACCTACTTAATGAATCTGCATGATTAGCTTTTGCAAATGCTTTTTGCTTTGATTCTGGATCATTTTCATCCCAAGTTACAAACATTGCTTTATCATTTGACATTGTGTTTTTCCTAATCTGATTGCAATCGGATTACTCTACAGTACTATTACACCTTGTAGGAACAACTATACCATAACCAGAATTATGATTGGTAGCTTTTTTAAACCATTCTGGCCCAATGTACATTTCCTTATCTTGAGCACTTTGAGATGCAACATGCCTAGCAAAACCGCCAGTATGAGTATATTCGTCTTGAACCTCAATTCTTTGAAATCCTCTGGCTACCATATTTGCCATAAGTAATGCAGAATACCTATCTTTTCTTGTCCTGCTCTTTTTGCCGTCTGGATCTCTACTTTCTGGAGTATCCCACCTATCTCTACCCGATGGAGTATGAACATGAACAATGCTAGAAAGCTCATCTTTTAGTTCTTCTATGTCCATCACACAATCTTCTAGGGTGTCATACATATTGACCCTTCCTGTTGCCATATCTTCTTCTTGTGCAAGAGTCAATGAAATTGGATCAAAATATGGAAATAGCAAAGTCTTATCTTCTAAATCTTTTCTTAATCCATGATTTGCTTCCACTACCCAGTTTGGATCAGCAAAATTTATCATTGATAAAATATGCTCACCACTTTTATCGTCTGAATCTTTTCTTTTGAGAGGATCAATTACCTTGTAGATTGCTTTTTCTGAATCTTGCAATCTGTTTGTATCTTGTAAACCTTCCTCAATAGCAATACCTCCACCTTGACTATCCAAAGCTATGCGAACCATATTGGGGAACATCTTTGCTAAATTTCTTATTTTTCTACAGCAATAACTGTAAAAGTCTTTTTCATTTACAATTCCGCTTTTCATTTTTTCTTTAAACGAAGATCTGGTTGTAGTCCAGCAATATACTATTCGTCTATGGTCTGGATAAAGTGCCAAGATTATTACTGCAAAGTTATCTCTTTCAGATGCTGGATCAATAGCCATAACATGTTGTACAGATGAATCGCCAAGAAGAGAAGCGTGAAATAAAACTTCACCACTAGGTAAAACAATTGGAGAACTTGGATTTCCAGAAACGCAAGATTCAATTAAGCTTCTCTTAAAGAAACCATCTGAATCAGTTGCAAATGTAGCACCATATTCAATTAGATAATTCGCCTTAGTGCTGTTTATTCTTGCAGAAGTTATTTGTTTAGCATCCATAAAACCTGGCGGTAATATTTCCACAGGCAGTCTTATGATAGAATAATCTCTCCAATCAAAGCCATCTGGAACTGGGCCTTGAAATATTTGCTCCAACAAATTTTTGTCGCCATTACTTTCAATAATTCTTTTATAGTTAACCCATGTTTTATAAAAATGATTAAAGGAGTAATATGCTGTACCAGAAACTATATTCTGATTGCTTCTAAGTATTTTACTTTCCTGTGCTTCATCTGCATCAGTCCAAACTCCAAGCTGTTTCATTAATCTTATTTTTGCTTGTCTATGAACTTTTTCACTTGGGTTAGAAGATACGCTAGAGAAACCTCTTACCACATTTTGATAAATGTCTTCTCTAATAGAAGCGAACTCGTCACAGACTGTATAGTTAGCTCTTTGACCTCTAATCTTTTCACCTGTTCCTAATGGCAATGCCATAGCAACGCTTTCGCCAACAATCATTTCACATCTATCTATGTCTCGTCTTGGGCCTTGATCTCTATTATTTCTACCTTTGCCAACACCGCATATGTCTCTATAGATAACTCCATTTGCCCATAGACCTTCCATGTATTCAAATATAACTTTACTCTGTCTAAATACTTTACCTATGATTGCAATCTTGCATCCTTGAGTAAACAAAAGTCTAAGCATAGAATATAACGCAAGGATATAACTTTTTCCTGCACCACGACCAGCAATGATCATTGGGAATGGTCTTTTCCAAAGCTCTTTTAAAATGATGTGTTGAAAAGGAAATATATCTATTCCAAATAGAACCTTACATGTAAAAGGAAAGTAGTCTGGATTTCTCATTATCTTTAGCAGATATATATCCATTCTTTCCATGTCTGCTTTAGAAATGTTTTTAAGAGGATGGATTGTATTTAATGGAACATCAACTATTCGTTGAATATCATTAATATCTGTAAGAGGATTTACCGCAAGCATTTCTTGCTCAGAAAGCATCCAAGCTCGGTCTATTATCCTCTTTAACTTCTCTTGATCCTTCATTTTCAATTACTCGTTTGAATATGGAAGAGGCAACTGTTTGCCCATGATTTTCACAAAATATTATTTTAACCTTATACTTTAGTTCTATCTCTATTAATCTTTTCAGTAGGAAAAATGGATTAAGCTTTACGCTCTTCATCTTGTAAGATGGTATGCCAGTTCCCTTTGGGTATTTGATTAAGTCATCCATAGAGAATTCTAAAATCATAAATGCATATTTAAATGACTGCATTCTTTCTAGTTCTCTTTCAAATCTATCTTCAACTAAATTTGTTGCAAGTTCTGCAATAGAACCTTTTCTTTCTATTGTTAATATGTCTTGATATCCCTCTATGGAATAATCACCAGTCTTTAGTGTTCCAGATACAGTTCCTTCACAAGCTTTTGCTGGCATAAAAGTCCAGCCGTTTTGTTCTCTTGTGTCTCTAATTACCTTATACTTTATGTCCATTGATATCGCTTTCGACCATCTCTTTTACAAGAAGATCAAAATTATAGTGTGGTTTCCATTTAAGAACTTCTCTTGCCTTTGTTGATACACCACGAAGAGCATCAACCTCAAATGGTCTTTTCAGTGACTTGTTTAATACGACATACTTTTCCCAATTACCAAGCCCTGCAACTTCAAACGATTTATTTAAAAAGTCTTCTACAGAATAAGTAGTGCCAGTAGCCACAACAAAATCTTCGGGTGTGTTTTGTTGCAAAATTAAACGCATTGCCTCAACATAATCTTTTGCATGACCCCAATCACGCAGAGAATCTATATTACCAAGATGCAATTTATCTTTAGTTAGTTTATTAACATACTTACCTATCCAAGAGCTTATCTTCCTAGTTACAAACAACTCTCCCCTTCTAGGTGATTCGTGATTAAAAAGAATTCCAGAACAAGCAAACAAGCTATAAGATTCTCTATATATTTTTATCAAATTGTGAGAGGCTAGTTTTGCTACTCCGTATGGAGAGTTTGGAATCATCAAAGTGTCTTCATCTTGAAAACAATCTTTATTAATAAAATCTTCTCTGCTAATAGCAGTTTTAGATTCTTTTCTAATTCCATCAGTAGGACTATAATAAGAAAAGCATGAACCATACATTTCACTTGTTGATGCCTGATATAGTCTTGAAGATTTTGAAAAATTCAAAATCCCTTCTAAGACATTAAGCGTTCCCTTCAAATCCACATCAATCGTGTAATGCGGTTGCGTAAACGAATCGCCCACATGACTCTGTGCTGCCAGATTGTAGATTTCTGTAGGGCTATATTTATAGATAGTAGAGAAGACAAATGATTGATCGCAGACATCGCCTCTTAAGAGAGTGAAGTTTTTGTGATCTGAACAACCATTAAGCCTTGCTCCATTATCTATTGACGACCGTCTTGCTACCGCTAAGACATTGTACTTTTTTGCCAAAAGGCTTTCGCAGAGATACGAACCATCTTGTCCTGTCGCCCCAAATACCAATGCTGTTTTATTCATCGTCTTTATCCTTTGGAATTAAAACTGGTAGGTCTTGACTACCATCATCAAATGTATGAACGCTAGTTAACTTTTTCTCTTCCTTTTTAGTGGCTATCTTCATGGTTTCCATAGTACCTCCCACTAAGTCACGCTCTTCCTCGTTCTGAAGTTTTTTAATAATCGCCAAGTATGTCTCTTTAGATGACTCGATACGAGTAATACGCTGATCTCTAGTGGCCTTTAAGTCTTTGAGTAATCCCTGATGTTTCTCTTCAAGTTTAATAAATTCTGTAGACCTAGCCTGTTCAGAAGATTTAGCTGCTTGTATCTGTGTCTCTAAGCCGAGCACATATTCACGATCAGATTCGGACATGCCTTGCATATCAGGAAATCTTCTCATGTATTCTTCCTGCATTCTAATCAACTTTGCTATCTCTTTGCCAGAGTTTCTTTTGCTTTTAGCATTCCTATGCATCATTATTTCAAACTTAATAACCAAAAATATTTGTGTTTCCTCAGTTACGAGAACATCTTCTCTGAACTGAGCCATATACTTTACATACTGCTCTTCAAAATATTCCAACTCTTCCTCATCCATTTCCTGCTTAAGCTGCTTCCAAGCTTTACTACTTCTTAAATTTTTATGATTTTCATCATTGAGTGTCTGTACAAACTCTTCAATTGCTACCACAGGCTTGAGCAAGAACGAGCTTAAGTCTTCTACCGATAAAGTTTCATAGTGCTTAGTTATATAATCACGATCAGTTCTATTCAGCTTTTTTCCTGCCATTTAGGATCTCCTTAATTGCTTGTTCAACTCTTTGTTTTTTTATTTTGGGTACAGACTCACCAGCTTTAATTCTAAGATATATTGAGCGAAGTTCAACAGGAAGGTGCAAGTCTATTAGATTAGAACACTCAGATATGTTCGCCTCATCTACAACAGATTGTTTTCCGTGTGCATTCTTTTCTGTATCGTCTGAGATTGTTTGTATATCTAAGGGTCGCATTAAATTTTGCTTAGACGAATTCCTTTTCTTCCATGCCTTATACTTTTCGCAGTAATTGCCATCTGAACATTTGTTCGAGTCATGACATGATTTACATGGGGGATCTGTCCTATGATACTTGTCTCTCTTGAAATTTATAAGTCTGTTTTTAATATGGGAATAAAGAAAGTTTTCTAAGGGGCGAGATGGGTCATAGCGAGACAAAGATTCAAGTCCAAATATGTAAGCTTCCTGCCTAATGTCTTCCACATCGTAATATCCAAAAGTAAATGTTGGGGCAAGAAGGTTGATCGCTTTCTTTAAAGCTACTATCACTTCTTCCTCTTTTAATCCATGCGGATAATCATTCATCTTTTATGATGTTCTCTTCGATACTGGCTAACGCCTGTTCAATGGGTGGTGTTGGGGCTAACAGTTCTGGTTCTGGTAATACACACCCTGCTATCACCTTAATTCTAGTTTCTACTTCAATTGGTTCATCTTTGTTCATGGCATCACCATTTTCTGCGAAAATTGTATTAGTACATCTTATGTATGATACTACTGTTTCAATCGGATTGCAAGCAGCATTAATACTTTGGGGCGAACAAGTATGGCTTTGGTAGTACATTGGGGAAAGTGTGGCTTGGTAAATGGCAACGCCCCCCCGCCATTTTGGCAGTCTGCCATTTTGGCATCCGAATTGAAAAAACCCCTGCCATTCTGGCATCGCATCGCCTGCCATTTTGACATCCGTTGGTATTACCTAGTATTACTATTTTGGTATAACTTTGTTGTATTTAATACCTAGTAAGTAGCAATATGCCATATTGGCATGGCATTTCAAGCCCCTATAATGCCATTATTTTGAGCGATTACATTTATTGAGTAAATATACAAATATTGAATATTTTCGCTTAAAATCGATTTTCTCAATTTTAAGAATGGTGCAATCTTTACTAAAATAGTAATCTATCTTATTTGTATTTTTATAAACTATTTTATTATTTTTAAAATAAGTAGAATTTATGAAGATTTATTTATTTTTGTTTTTTTGTGGATATTGGGATTGATTTATACCGATACAATTACTAGAATAATATTGTCGAGGGATATTGTTTTAAGATTTTTACTTTTTAAAAATCGCAATAAACTAAGGCAAAAAAAAGGAATTGTATCATGGAAAACATGAAGAATGTATCTGATATCGAAATCGCAACCATTACTGCAAAGATGGTAGGAGTTGGAAGAAAATATGGCTATCAGTTTGCTGATAGTCAAAATCTTGCCCACGATGTTCTTTTAGTGGCTATTCGTAAATATAATCCTTTAAAGCTTGCAAAATTTTCTACTTTTTGTTGGTATATTTTTAATCATAAAACCATTGATGGCTTAAGAAAACAAAACCATAGGCACAATAAGAAAACAAAATCGATCGAAAAGTTTGAAGATAAAGAAAATGGCAATAATAAAGAATTGCAAGGTAAACGCCTAGATACAATGCAAGTACTTAAAATGCACTTAAAGGATAATTTTGACGCTGGTATCATTAATCGAAAAGAACATGATGTTCTTGTTTTGCGTGCCCACGGCAATGATTTTTATCAAATTGCTGAGATTTTAGATATCAGTTTAGGTGGGGCACATGGAACATATGAAAAGGGATTAACTGCAATTTGTGCGGATGATAAAATACTAGGCCAAGAGAAATTTATTAGAATCGATTAAGTTTAATCAATCAAAACCCTAGTTAATGTGACTAGGGTTTATTTTCTTTTTAGGTTTATAACACAAGGAATTTTAAAATGTAAACTTTAAAGTTTAATAAAAAAAAGAACCTAGCGTCTTACCAAAGTCACTGGGCTTAGGGAAGGTACGCCTATAGGCTAAGATCGGCCGATTTGAATTGGATATGTTTATCTTAATAGATTTTTAAAATATTTTAAAATTGTTTTGAATAAATCTTAAGTCTAATCGGATAATAGGACATAAGGGAAACACAATGTTAAACCTTACAACAAAAAGGATTAGGTAAGATGGATGACAAGAAAACAAAATTTGATGTGATAAATACTTTTAATTGCCTTAAGGCTTTGTTCCCACAAGCTTGTGACGATATGCTTTTTTACAAAGCTTATGCCGAAATAACCAAGTGTTCGCATGAAGAAAATTTTACTGCGGAATTGATATTCAACGGAGATCTTTTAATAGACTATGAAAATTAGGACAATAGTCCGATAGGCCAAAATAAAAAAAGAACCTACTGTCTTATCAAAGATAGTGGGCTATGCCAAGGTACGCCCATACCCCATA